TGCCTTTTAAAGACATGAAAACCGCGGTTGGAACCGCCCATGGTAGCAAGCTGCTCCGAATCAAAAAAAAGATTCAGAAACGTACATTCATAGACACTATCAGAGTTAATCTCTCAACATTATTAGACATCCTAGTCCTTTACGGCTATAGAAAGACCGGAAAGGAAATCGAAAAAACCATCCCATACTATAGGGAAATGTGCTACTCAATTGATTTGAAACCGACCGTAAAAACAGTCATAATGGTTTTCAAGTACAAGACAGCTGCATTTTTCTCATCTTGGAATGAGGACAAAGTACCAACCCCCCCGTTCCCGTCAGAACTTGTAGACAACCCTCGAATAATATTCGGAGGGACGGCTGGAAGATTCTGCAGTCTCTTTATGAAGAGGGCAGACGATCTAAAGAAACTTTCGTTTCTATCGACAGTCAACCAATCTAAGAGCGGGATGGCGCGACCAACAGCTAAAATGCTATCGGAAGCGGAGGAGAAGTACCTTGAGGATCTGTCACAGGAGCAGAAACCTTTCGAAGATAAGGAATTTTCGATTCCAATGAACAATGACCAAAGCAACCTGATTACTATAACCCAGCAAGATCTAAAGAGAGAAATCTCCAGGACCGTGCGTGAAATCTTTTCCAAAGAAGTCAGCCATTTCAGATCTCTTAATGAGAAAGAAAAGGAAGACTATAAGGAGAAGGAGAGGGTTAAAGCTTTTTTCCCAAGTACAAGTGCGAACTATATTAATAGTCGTACTAATGCGGGAAGTGTTGGTGCATTGCTGGAAAATCCAATGATTGCCAATCTAAGGCAACCAGGAGGATTCCTAGGAAGAAATAATGAGGCTAAAAAGCAAAAACCGATCTGGTCAGTGAAAGAAGAAATGATCGAAAACGAAGATGAAGTCTTCTACGAAACAATCCCAAGGAATTTAATACACTTGGAGAAAGTTCGGGAAGAAGAAATCGAGGAAGAAAGGATTCATTATGAACCAAACCTAACAAATTTTCGATCCGGGTTCTCAAAAATGTGGCATATATGCAAAGGAATTGCATCGAGAGAGAAGAACATAGCAGTCCCGGTAGCTCTGGCCGAACCTAATAAGATTCGAACCATTACAAAAGGACCGCCGTTCAAAATGCTCGTCTTAAGGTTCATCCAAAAGAAAATGCACACAATTTTAAGAGAACACCCAACATTTCGACTGACGGGATCACCAACTGGTCTGGAACCCACTTTAAGCCAATACCTCACAAAGGTACTTGGAAAAGGGGAAGGAAAATATCTCTCTGCGGATTACAAAGCAGCCACCGACAATTTAAAGTCATGGGCAAGCAATGAAGCGGCAGAGTCGATAAGCACACTTTTCGAATTTGACAATGTCGAACGTGAACTTTTCATCGAATCCCTCACAGGCTATTATATAGCACTGGAGGATGACAAAAGAGGTAAGCGTGGACGAAAAGTCAATAAGAGTGTGAAACAGACCGTTGGACAATTAATGGGTAGTATCACTTCATTCCCCATATTATGCATCATAAACGCAGCGATATCTCGTTATGCCTACGAAATAGGCCACAGACGTAGTATCAAACTCCAAGACTGCCCAATGGCAGTCAATGGAGATGACCTCGTTATGAAATGCAACCAAACAACAAGAAATGTTTGGAAGGGTATACTCGGACAGGTAGGATTGCAGGAATCCATAGGAAAAACCTTCTTTTCAAAGAAGTTCCTACAGATAAATTCCCGTAATTTCCTAGTCCGAGAGAAAGGCCTCGTTCAGGTTCCATACGTCAATATGGGTTTGCTCTACGGTTTAAAAAAATCCGGAGGGCAGAAAGGTCTCTTTGACCAAGAAGACCCAACAAAGACGATTGGAACACGATACAGAGACCTAATGAATGAAGCCCCCGACTTCCTAAAGGAAGATATACACGAACTGTTCATTAACAGACATAGGAAGAGACTTCAAAAGACTCACCTACCGTGGTATATCCCTGAATGGATAGGGGGAATTGGGCTAACAGGGTTCAAAGAACCATCTGAACTCGATCTGCGAGTGGCCCAAAAGATA